TGAGTGATCTGTGTTTTTGTAGCAGCGTGCATCAAATTCCACAAATTAAGCTTTAAGGCGATCGTACCATCTCCCCCGGAGGGTAGGAAATACACACAATACAAGCCTAACTGGAAGGGATTACCGTTACAGGTGACCGTTATTTCCAAGTCCGCCTGGAAACTAAACACACCATCCAACTTATCTGCGATTAACGCAGTGTTCAAAAGTTGGCTCCACGAATGGAGTGCAAAGGTGGTAGGTCCATCGGACGCATCCAGATCTTGAGTAGCAATCATGGTAGGTTTACCTAACCAATGAGAAATATCTCTCATAGGAGACCCGTTGATAAAATCGGCGTCTCTTAGATCTGGAGCTACATACTGAGGTATAGAAACTACATCAACATCTTTTGAATTTGCAAAAATAGTATCTACTTGATCATCAGTAGGTTTGGATTGTAGGTCCATTTGATACGAACTAGCTTTTATATCGAGTTCTCCGTACGCATCACAAAAGTTCTCTAATTTCTCTTCAACGCTAACATTGGACGAGACGCGGCCGCGTTGAGAAATGGCCGAGCTCGTGTCGCTGATTTTCTTTGATTTCTTATTCATATTGTTTTTAATCTTCTTGTTTGGTCGACTTTTCTGGTTGCCGCTCCTATTAATTTGAATAGAATCAATGAACTCATTCTCTACTGTAAAGTGCTCTAAATTAATACCACTCTGGAAAGCTCCAAAAGGAATTATCTCCATGTAAGTAGTGTTGTAAAGAAGCCGATAATAATCAGTAATCGGGAACGAATGTTTATATAAATCAACATATGCCTTCTCAACTGCAGGGAAGAACTTATCGAAAACCTCCTTTTCATGAATGGATAGTTCTCGAATAAAAGCATCGAGTTTCTCTCTCAAAATTCCATAAGGATCTTTTCTCCTAGTGAAATTCGGGAATTGGAGAAGTCTCTCTAGCTTTAATGGACCGACCACTCTCTTTAGAGAATCTTCTTTTCTAAAAGATCTCTTTAGGTAGTGTATATCCCATAGTTTACGTAAGGCAAAAGTCCCATCCTTGGTGTCTGAAGTGTATATAACACTGAAGTTAGTCATAGCTTTAGAAATCGACTCTTCGTTAATCAACTTAGACTCTTCTTCAGATACAAAAGTGAGTGAATCATCCCCGTTCGCCACGTTGGGAACTTTATCAAAATCTCTGACTCTATTAAAATCATTGTAAATCGTGGCATAAGCCATACGATGCAAAACTCTATTAAAAAGAGTGTTGATAGTCGAAGTCAGAAAATGTCCACTTGGAAGACCGGAATTGGACTGATAAATCACTCCGTCAAAGAAATAATGAGGGTTGTAACAATCAACAAAAAGGGTTCTCCTAATTATCCGATCTTCTTCAGTAGAATCACTATAGAATCTCTCTATTATATTGAGTATTTCTACAATGATTTTAGGATCTTGTCTCTTATCAAATCCAGAGAAATCTCCGGACAAGACAAATCCTTCTCCATAGCCCATCTTACGAGCTAAGGATTCCCAGTCTCCGTCGAAAACGTTTATACCTAAAGTAGACCCGTTATCTAGGAGATTTGCCTGATACCACGCAACAAAAGCTCCAAAGTACATGGAACAAAGAATAAGACAAGAAATAGGACCTCCACCAAATAATCTGGGAGGTTTCCCTATCTTTCTAATTTCGTCTTTAGCGTGCATCAT